ATTACAGTGCGACTAAGTGACTGATTATCCGGCCCTTCCGCACATGGATAGGCTCGGATGAGATGTTGAATACCGCAGTGTGCAGATCCCGCCAGTTTGGGTCTTGTGATGGAGTAAAGATACACACATTAGTGACGAGGCTCAGGTCTAGGAATACCCCAGGCTCTGGCAGTAGTAGAGTGGGGCCGCTCACTTGCACTTGTAGCCCGTGAGGGATCGTGGCGCAGCATAGTGCGGGCACTCGTACAGATTCCAAGGCAGGCAAAGGGCACTCGGTACCGGTTGGATAGTGCAGGGTAGCCCCTTCCACGCCAATCCTGCGGATCATGAATGTGTTGTCCTGGTCCGCCATGACTGCTTGGGCCTGTGCCGTCAACTGCTTGAGCAGAGCCAGAAGCTCTACAGTCTCATTTACACGGGCCTGGACCTGGCGAGATAGTTTAATAAGGCTCATGCAGCACCTCCAACTTAATGTGTTCAACCGGCTCATCCTCCGAAGCCGGTGCCGGCCATTCTCGCGCTATGTTCTGAGCGAGTTTCTTTTCCATGTCGGCCAGTAAGTTTTGCGGCTTGCCGCCGTGCCGCCAGTAACCATCGAACGCGAGAGTGGCTACATCAATCCATTCCGTAAGGTCGGTAGGGTTTGTGCGGATCTCTGCCAATTCTTTTTCGATGTGGCGCGTATTGCCGCCCGTTCGGCGTCCAGAGCCAAAGGCGCGCGTCGAGAACTCGATTTGTCGAGAGAGGTAATCGGCAAGGGCTTGAGACCGCACTTCGGCGTCGTGCGCGGCGAGGAAGGCAGGATGATCCACCTTACGCCGTTCTAGGATTTCATCTAACGCTTTGTGCGCCTTACGCCGGGCTAGTTCTGCCATGTATCCCACCTGATCGACGGCCAATTCCTTAGCCCTGCGCATCTGCTCAAGTTTGCCGCGTATGGTCCGCAGATAGCCCTCCAGTTCGGCAATGCGGGCGACGATGTGCGCTCCGGCGTAATTGCAGTAGCAGGCATCCGTCTGCACAGAAGGCGGGCAATCAGGGCATCGCGCCGTGTTGATATTCCGGCCGTATTCGCTCACCGTTCTACCTCGCTCAGTTTCGTCGTCTTTCTTGTCTTCATCTTCGCACCTCCGCATGATCTGTGACTGCCCATATGTAGGCTACGTCATCCGCCTTGGCCCGCGTCTTGTACCCCCTGCTGGACCGGGCTATGTGGTACTCACCCTCTGCGCGGCTGTAGACCATGAGCACTACACAGTATACGTCCACCCCCTGCATCACAGTGACGTAGGGGGGGTTATCAGGTTCAGTCATGTTATTGGTCACCGCCTTGCCCCCCCCCTTAACTCTGCATTGTGGATGCGTTCCGCTTCAGTGATGGCCCTCTCAGCTATGGCCAAAAGTGCGACCTTGTGTAGGTGCACAGCAGAGTGATGGTGCCGTTTGGAGAACGCTAAAATGATCTCCTTAACCGCAGCGCACTGGCCAAAAGTTAGGTACACCGGAAAAGTGTGCATCACTCTTCCTCTGTGGCCCCTGTGATACGGAGCGTATAGCTCTCCTTGGTCACGGTGCAAGCCACGATCACTTGTGGACTCACACCGGCTCCAAGCAGCAGTTTCTTGTCCAGTGTGCTGCGAAACGTAGGGAAGAAGTTCAGTCGCCCTTCCGAGCATTGAAACTTCATCGGTGACCCTTCCAGATCCAAACTGGTTTTTATCTGGGTGGTGATTCCATCTCGAGCAGCTTGCAGGGCCTTAATATCAGAGGCCAATGCCACGCTCTCCGCGATCAGTTTGCGGACCTTGTTGGCCAGCTTCGTGTCCAGCACGTCTTCGATCTCTGGTAGGACCTCAGATTCATACTTCCGCTCCGGTTTGGCTCCGTCAGGAACCAAACTAGGTGCTGATGCGGCCTGAGCCGCTTTGATTCTCTGGGATAGACTTACCATGTTTACCTCCATTTACAGTGTACCACAACCTCTGTGAGATTGTCCAGTACCCTGTTCGATTTTACTTGACTCTTTTCCTCATCTGTAGGACTATATTATCAGGAGGTAGCAGACATGGTAACCCAAACGATCTGTCTGGGCTGCGGCAAGCTAGTGCCTGTAGCCCCTGCTTTTTGCATCCTGTGTGGCGATCCCTTGCCACTGAGGATGCCAATTCTTATGCCAACCCCCGGTCGGCATGGCCAGCCCGCCCCGACCGGGGCAAATCAATGTGTAATGATTACAGGATCGTTCAGTTGTGGACCCAGCCCACAATCTCAACTTTCCTGTGTCTGATCCCACCCCGGACTAGCCCCTCAATAAACTGGCCGTCGGCTGATACACTGTATGGCCGTCCAAAACCTTGGAACAGCGCCCGCCTGACCAAGAATCCACCTTTGTCAATGTGGCCTATGGCAGGCAAGCAGTTCATCACAGCACACTCATTCCCGCAACTGTCGTCCACATAGTTGCAGTAAATGAGGTCTGCATCCCCACCATGTAGGAGCATTAGTTCCAGAAACCGGGGGCCGTAGTAGTCATCGTCAGAGGGGAAGCAGAGGTATTCCCCCTGAGCCAAAGTACCCCCTGCTAGGTTTGCAGACTCGTAGCAGTCCATGGCAGGAGTGTGGATGTAGCGGAATCTGTCATCCTTTACGTCCACAATTGTCTCAAGGTTTGGTATGAACCCGCCGCTGTCTGTCACTATGACCTCAAAATCTCTGAAAGTTTGCAGCTTGAGTGAATAGAGCAGACAGGCTAGATGGTCAGGCCGGTCGTAGTAGGACACGATGAATGAGACTTTTGGCATTAGTTTTTCACCTTTCCCCACGGTTTGCCCCAGCTTCCGCTGAGGTGGTGGACTGCATACTCCCCATTGAATACACGCTGAGCCACAGGGAAGAGTCGGCCTTGGAAGTTGTAAGTGATGTAGCCCGGCCCGGTGGACATACATGGACCCTCAGCCCTATGAGCCAAGGCCCACGCAGGCAGCTTGTCAACCACCTCTCGCATGAGAGGGTGGCCAGGAGAACAGCCCATCAGAGCCGGGTTCATATAGCAGGGGTAGTCATCCTGCCACTTCTCTGCATCAGTGGCAATGATGGGTAACTTTGGGTCTAGTGACTCAAAATAATCCAAGAGGCCACCGATGTTTTTCCGGCACTCATAGTCTGTGTCCACGTAGACCCCCCCGTACTTCAGCAGGATCTCGTACCGCCAGATGTCGGACTGCTCCGAGTATGTCTCGGCAGTGTCAAAGAGTTGTTGGTTATGGAGCCAACTGGGCCGGTGATCCCAAGTGGTCATGGTCCAGCCGGGGTTGTGGTGCAGCCAAGACTTGCCGAATAGGACGTAGTTCTGCGGCATAGGCTTACCGCCGAGCCAAATGCGGTGAAATATCGTGGGAATTTGCATTTCCAAAATCTCGTTTCTGGATAATTTTAGGATTGCCGTTTTTGGAATTTGTAATCATTACGCCCGTTTTCTGGCCCTATTAGCACATGTCACATCAATGCTCTAAGTCTCCCCAGTTCGGGGCCTTGCCGCCGCTGGCCTTGATTGGCACCCGCAGTGGTGCGCACGTCTCGAAGTTGTAGGCTACCAGTCCGATCACGTCATCAGCCAGATCCTCACGGCACTCTATGATGAGTTCATCATGTAATGGCAGCAATGGGTGGACAAGATCAAGTAGGCTCCCGCCCTCCAAATCATCCATGGTTTTGGCCATAGTAAGTTTCAGAGTACCGCACGCCCCAGCTTGGTATGGAAAATTGCCTGCCTCCCGTAGAGCAGCACTCACCACCCATGGATGCACACTCCGCACGGCTGCCACGTGGAGTAGTCGGCCCCAGATGTCCCAACAGTACCCCAACCGCATGGCCCGCTTATGATGCACTGCCCGGTCTCGCAGGATGCCAGGGTACCGCAGGTAGAAGGCATTGATTTGCTCTTGGCAGTTTTCCTCATTCCACAGTGGCCGGAACTTGCTGCATGTATGCTTCGTGGCTTCCAGATTGCAGTTGGCGCAGATCACGGGCATCTGTTCAAGCAAACCGCCAGCAGTAACATCATAGATGGATGCCAGTACACACGTTTTGGCTGGGCGGCGGTGAGCATTCTTGTCCACCGTAGGATAGATCCACTTGCCATCCTCCCTCTGGTGCCGCTCATCTGGTAAGTTGAATGAGGACGTGGCAAAGTCAGAGTACACGTCCTCTTCCTCTTCGTAGACCCTGATGAGGTTTGGATCACCACTGTAGTGGGCTGCCATCCTGACTTCGATTTGTGATTGGTCCACACTTACCATTGTCCATCCAGGCTTGGTAATGAACCCACGGCGGATGTCTTTACCCCGCTCTGTGCGAGTAGGCATTGCCAGCAAGTTAGGCTCTTTACAGGCAAAGCGGCCAGATGGTACGCGGGTTGTGGAGAAGTTAGGGAACATGCGCCACTCCCCATGAGCCACTCGCCGGGCCAGTTTTGGCATGGGCCTCACATAGGTCCCCCGGAGTTTGCTGAACTCCTTATACTCTAGGATCATGGGCACTACAGGGTGATCGTGCTGTATAGCTATGAGTACCTCATCCTCCACGCTCTCACGGGCACCGCTGTCCGTCATTTTGGGGTGGGCTTGCTTAAGTCCCAGATCGTCGAATAGTAATTTTGCTACTTGGTCTCCGCTGTCAATGTTGATGTGCCTGCCTGCTACAGACCTGACGGATTCCGTAATCCTGTCCATGTCTCGGGTTAGCTCCTGCTCCATAATAGCGAAGTGAGTCAAATCCACCTGCATCCCAGTCTTGGCCATGAACTGAACCATAGGCCACACACCGCGATCCAACAACTCCACGTTGCGTAGGCATGGGCCATTCCCGAGAAGTCTGACCCCATTATACAGTCGCATGAAGCGCCTTCACGACTCTCATTGGTCCTCTATCAGAATAGATACAGCGCAGAGTCCAGGGTGAGTGGTCAGCACTCGGCCTTTGATTAAACCTGCACTGTGGCTACCTATAAACTGAATGTACTGGCCAGGCTGGAGTATACGCAGTACCATAATGAGTTGAATTAGTTCCAAAGGGTTAGTTAGCGTAACTTTCGCAGTGGTCGGAGGTGTAATCATTACGCCACTTCCATGTACTTCTGATTAGGCAGCCACCCTACAGGCTTGAACTGTACCGGCATGATCTGGATAGGCAGCAACTCAAATCCACGGCTCCGGGCTGCCTCTCGCAGTCTATCCCAGTCCCGCTCTTCAAACCAGTGGGACAAATTGTAGTTGGCTTTATGTTTATGGCAGACAACCCGGCCAATAAGATATGTAGGCTTGGTGGTAGGGCTGAGTTGGTTGACCCGAGCCTTGAAGTCGGCCAAAGCGTTCTCATAGTTGCGGATAGTGAGGTTGCGGTTCAGCCCGGCGCGGCGCATGAGAGCTTCATCATGCACCAGTGGCGTGAGAGTAGGCTTGATGGTGCCTACGGTGCGCATTGTGGGGATCTCTACAACAGGAGTCCACATGGCATCATACCGGCAGTTAGGGTACGAGCAGCGAGGGCTCATCATCCTCCCCAATTCTCCTGTGGCCCCTTCCGAACTCTGCGGCGCATCTTGTCTAGAATAGGCCAAAGCCTGAATACGGCGTCCGAATCTCTGCAAGCATAATGCAGCACTTGATCGAATGGAGCATGGGTGATGCACTTGTTCGGGAAAGGGCCACACGTGGCCTCAACCTGTGTGTGGTCATCATCCCAGTTGTCCCACGCCTCAAATACATCCTTGGTCGGGTCCTTACCATATGCTGTCAGGAACCGTTTAATGCGGGTGCTGATGCTCTGCGGCTTGTAGGTCTTCCAGTCACCTTCAGGTGATCGGACAAGCTGCTCATCAGGCTTGGGGAACTCTTGGCTATAGGCTTCCCGCAAGTAGCTGAGGGCCAGGGGCGTGGAATGCAGGGTCACAAGATCGTCAAAGCTCTGCATGAGCATCCCTAACTCCCTGTAGGCCAGCGCCTTGAGTCCCTGTGGTAGGTTGCCCAAATGATACGCCAGCACCATAGTATCCTTGATGAGCCGCCGTGGGAAGCGAAGCCCCATGCGCTCTACTACGTGGCAGTCATACATCCAGTTGTGGAATAGGATGGGACCACGCCAGATGTCCAGCGTCTCTTGGAATGCCTGAAGCAGATCGGATCGGCCAGCCCGGATGAGCCTGCCGCACCCTGCATAATCTGTGAAGGTTAGGCAGAAAGGCTCCCGGCTTCGGGTGCTCTCCGTGTCACAGGCTAGAGGCTGATACGGGTCTACATGGAATGTGCTGAAGTCGTCATCCTCAGCTTCCCTATAGTCAGGTGTTGGGAACTTGTCCACCGGCAGCTTGAGGGTGTGCCTGATATATTTCCGCAGACGTGCCCAGTCAGTGCGGATGAGCAGCATTTTCTTCGGCTCATGCAGGCCCTGAGAGGGGTGGTACTGACCAAAGACAGTCCCCCACTTTGTCTCTACCGGGGTGCCATGCTGTAGCTCTAGGTTTATGTCAGGGTCAAGAGCGTAGCAAGCGATCACACCCATGGCCACAATGAGCTTGGGTCTGGTGCGCTCTATCTCTGGGTACAGGTGGTGTGAGGCGCATGACAATATGAGGTCTCTATCTTTCTGCCTCTTGATGTCCAACCGACCCTTTGATCCTAGAGGCAAGCACTGCACTGTATTGGTGAATCTACAATCCTCTCTTCTGAGTCCAGCCAGAGGAAGATAATGGCTGTTGACCTCTCTACCTGTTGACCCAATGAATGGATGACCCCCCCGGCTCTCTTGTGGTCCTGGGGCTTCCCCAACAAACAGATATCCACCCTGATGTGCTGGGCCATCGGCTAATATACAGGGGTTATCCCCAGGGCAGAGAGGGCACCGGCTCATAGGTATGTTTATCCTCCACGAATCTCACCCACAATACTCTGGGCACTCTTGGCTCCTATGCCCGGTATAGAGGCCCAGTCTTCCACATCCGCCGCCGCCAGGATGATAGGGACCCGGAACTTCTGTTCAGCCGCAATGCTATGTTTGACTCCGATCCCCTCTAAGTCGGCAGCCCAGCGCCGCACCAGCGACGGCTTACCCGTGAGGCTGGGCAGACTCAAGTTTTCCGTCTCCAACATGCTAGTGTGGCTGTTCCACTCTTTCTGGAAGTAATGGAAGCATTCCACCACGTTGATAGCGGTCTGCTCCGGGTTGGCACTTAGTAACACGGTTACTTTGGATAATGACAGACTTAGTAAGTAGCGGAATAACTTGGAGTACCTTGTCGCCATGGCTCTGTACTTGCAGGGTCCCCATGATGCTCCACCATTGAACCCTTGGACTAACATGCCACCGAGTTCGGGAGACGTACCGCACTGCCACATACCCTCAAGAGCCAAGATGCTGACGTTGTATAACTGGGCCATGCCCACCTTCTGATGGGCTGAGTAGTGGGAGTCTTCAATGCGGGCCAGCATTTCGTGGAGAGTCTTGCGCTCAATGCCTACAGCAATGGTACCCTCTGGGCCGTGGCCCTCGAAGGCGAAGTCTCCGAATGGGAGTTGAGTCAATTCCGCCTTGACTCCTTGGCGCTGGATGAGTGGGAGTAGTTCCTTGCTGCCAATTCTGGAATCAACGAGGATCATGCTGTTCTCTCCCTCATCTCTCCATGTAGGCCGTGGATAGTGCAGGCTGGATCGTCACAGAAGGCTGCGCCACAGTAGTAACCTGATTGTACAGGACATCTAGCCCATGGAAGTGGCGGCTGCTTATCTGCCTCCATCACCATCCGCTCAAGCATGATGGGAGTCAGTACCTCTCGGCTGCCCCACGGGTCACTAGAGTTGGTGAAGGTCCACATTTGATCCCCGTCCTGAAGGATCGGGGGCACCAACCCGAGCTTACGCAGCCGATGCCAGCGAGTTAGTAAGCCGACAAGTTCTGCCATAAGTCCCTCACGAGTTCCCAAATGCAGCCGCCAGCGGCCAGCAGACAAGAGGCGATCACAGCTTGTTTGAGTGTAATCATTACGGTCACATCCCCCACTCCCGCATCGGGATCTGTGGATATATTAGTTGCACTAGTCCAGCGAAGCAGCAGTCTCTTCCCCAGAGTTCGCTTCCAATATGCTCTGCATTCGCCTTGCACTTAAGAATGCGGAGGCCCCAACAGCCCGCAACCTCCTTGCCCGTGACTGTGCTGACTCTTGGCGGCGAATACAGATGACGCAGTTGGAGTTCCCACAGATAGTCTTGATCTGGGAAACCTTGCCGCTGCTTGTTGCCGGTCTTCCTCTTTTTCTCGCTTCCATCGGATTCTTTCTCCGGCTGTCCATCAGGCCGGTACACAGTCTCATACTCATCCCTCACTTTGTTGGTGCCAATCACGATCTTGCCGGAATCCCACGCACGGGCCGTCATCGCTCGGCGTTGAGCATACACGTCTCCATACTTGGTTTGTGGAAATACCTGCGTGAGCTTGCCGAAC